TTGACCAGCTCGCGCGCCTTGAGCAACTCGTCCACGCTGCGGTAAAGCACCTCGCGGCCGTCGCTGCCGCGCACGCGCAGTTCTCCGGCGGTGATAGCAGCGTTGATGCTGTCGAGGTCGGTCTGGGTAAATGCCATGGTGCGGGCCACATTACCCAGGCGGCTGTCTCATTTCCCGGAAAACTGAGACAGTCTTTTTGTGCCGCCCGGCTGTTTGATGACGCGGTAGACGGTGGCGCGGCTGATCTTCAGCTCTCGCGCGACTTCGGAGGCGTTGCGGCCGTTGAACAGCGAGAGGACCTGGGCGACCATCTCTTGCCGAGCAGTCGCCGGCCGTGTAGCGATGTAGCACTCCTCGCCTGCAAATTCAGCACGCACGGCGGGCTTGAGGTCGGCCGCGATGCGCGAGATTTCTGGCATCTGCTCGATCAGGTAGTCAAAGATGCGGTCCACCAGGTCAGGCTCGGCCTGGAGCAGTTTTTGAAGCTCGGGGGTCGGGTTGTGCATGGCGGTGTTACCAGGAACGATTGAAGGATCTGGATGCGGCGCGGGGAGCGGATGGCATGTCGGCTGGCATTGACGCCTGATCGGTAGCCGCCGGTTCTTGCGACGGCGATGGCAGGCTGAACAGGTCGGCCGGCGGCTGTACCGCAGCCTCCAGCCGCTGCCACTGGGCATCGGTGTATTTGTGCAGGCCCAGGCCCATGGCGGCGTGCAGGGCGTAGTTGCGGTTGTCGAGCTGCTCGTTGCGGGGGCGGCGCTTAAGCCAGCGGTAGGCTTCGCGGCCGTTGACGCGGGCGAGCACGCGCTGTTCGGCGGTGAGCTGTTCGTAGAACTCGCGCGGGAGTTCGTCTGAAAAGTGCACGTAGCCGGGACCGGGCTGTTGGATGGCGAGCTGGCCGAGCAGCAGGTCTTTGGCGGCGTCGACGCCGACGCGCCAGAGCTTGATGCCGCGCGCGATCTTCTTACCGCGCCAGTTGACTTCTTGCAGGCTGCTGGGGCCGAGGATGGCGAGGCCGTCAGTGCCTTCGCCTTTGATGGCGCGCAGGCCTTTGATGCTGTGCTGGGCTTTGCTGACCCAGTTGTAGACGGCCTGGGTTTGGTCGGAGCTGTCGATACTGGTGGCGCTGATACCCATGGTGAGGCCGCCGGCTTCTTGCGGGTAGCGGCGCTGCAGGTAGGCGGTGATCTGGTCCCACTCTTCGTCTACGGCGGGATTGCCTTCTATGACGACCACATCCACCACCCAGGATTCGAGCCCGCGGCCCCAGCCGTAGACGGTGATCTCCCAGCGGTTGCGCTGCACGTCCACGCCGGCGGTGAGGATGAGCGCGCCGCGCGGCACGGTGCACAGCTTGTAAGGCTCGGCGCGGGCCTGCAGGGCGTGTTCGTCGGTGCGCTCGCCGGCCAGCTCCCATGTTTCGCCCAATGTCTCGTTGACAAAGAGCTGCATGGGCCCGACGTCGCCATTCTCAAGCGCCTTCAGGGCGTTCTCGAATTCCTGCACGATGTCGGCCCAGGAGCGCTGCGGGCTGTAGGCGGCCCAGATGTGCGCGCCCAGGCTGCGCGGCGGGCGGCAGGGCATGCCGGTGTGGTCGCGCCACACGCGGTCGGTGCCGTATCGCTTGCCGGTGCGCTGGCACACCCAGGCGCCGCCGACCGGGACGGCGGCGGGCATGTAGTCGGCCTGGGTGATGGACTCGCGGCAGTGTGGGCAGACATGGCGCACGCTGGCGGGGTTGCCGCGATCCCACTTGAAGCCCCAGGCTTTGTCTTTGCCACCCCAGGACAGGGGGTGTTCAGCGCCGCAGTGCTTGCATTCTATGTGGAAGCGCACCAGTCCTTCAGCCTCTTCCACCGCGTCTTCGATGTGGCACAGGCCCTTGAGTAGCGGCGTGGAGCCACAGACCAGCTTGGGGTACGGCGCGCCTTCCAGACGGCCGCGGGCCAGGCCGCGCGGTGGGCCGGCTTTCTCGATGCTGCGGTCGAACTTGCTGATCTCGTCGAGGACCGCGACGGCGACGGTGATGCGGCGGTAGGCGCGCGAGGCTTTGCCGCCGAGCAGGTGCAGGGCGCTGTCGCGGAATGGCTTGTATTTGATGGTCTCGTCACCGGCGCCCTTGCCGATGCGGCGCGCCTTGTTGATGGCAGGCACGCCGGTCAGCGGGTCGAGTACCGGGTCGATCTCGCTCTTCACGTAGCTGTCGCGGTCGTCGTCGGTGGGCTGCCACAGGGCTTGCTTGCGGCGCCGGTGCGCGATGTTGTAGCAGAGGTAGGCGGTGACCATCTTGGTGTTGTGTGTCGGGATCATCGAGCGACCACACAAAAACAGGCTGCTTTGGCTGCTGACCTGGATGCAGCGCACAGGAACAGGGGCCACGCGCTCGACAGACACGATGGTTCTGGCATGCGTAATCGTCGGGCGACTTGCGGCCTGCACCATGGCAGCCTTACGCTTGATGTGGAACGGGTTGATGCCTGGCGTTGGCTTGAAGTTGACGCGGTATTGATCTAGGCAGCCATCGCGCTGCGGTGGGCGATGGCGCAAGGTAGCCTTGATGCCAATGCTTACCAGCAGCTCGTGCACCCCATCGGCCAGCGCCTTGTTGGTGTTGCTGAATTCCGCGCGGCCATCTTTCGAGACGGTGCCGTCTGAATCCATAAGGCCCCGCAACAACTCCAGCCGCTGCGACACACTGCCGCGCATATACACGGCGGGAATGTGCTTTTTTTCCAGCAAACCAATGGACCGAAACTTTGCCGCCCATGGGCTGATCTTCTTGCCCTCTGGCACATCGAGAAAGATGGTCGCGTTGTTTGGGTAGCGCTTGTCGATGTAGCGAACCTGGGCGTTAACGCCTTCGCGCCGGATGTAGTCCGCCGTCTCTACGTCGCTTCGGTGCTGCGTAATGCGCGGCGTCACCAGGTGACCATCGCCAAGCCACAGGCCAAGCAGGTAGGGCGGTATGGGAAGGTTCTTTTTTTCGCACTCAATGGGCCGGGTAGATGGCACGCGCAGCACGTTGTAATGCCGCTGGTCGGCAACGATCTGCGCAATTTGCGCCGTGGACAGCACCCCCGACTTCGTGACCGCCTGACCTGGTGCGGGCCTGCCAATGCGCCCACGACCGCGCTCTCCAAGCAGGTACTCAAACGACAGGCGGCTTTCCACATACCAACGATGCCCAGCGTCTGCAACCACCTGCTCGCCATCAGAAAATGTGATGCGGTAGCACTCATGGTCGGTATAAATGGGCGACAGGTACTGCACCACACATGGCTGGCCCTGCTCATCAAAAAGCCGGTCGCCTTCTTGCAGCTCGCCCATGGGCTTCCAACCGTCTGCCGTAGGGATGGGGGTATCAAGCGCCAGCGCATAGCCAACGCGCTTGGACTTCATGACGTCCAGCTCTTCGATCTGGTCATCGCTCATGAAGTCGAGCATTCCGACCTGGAACGGCCAGGCCTGCCACGCGCCCTTGGTGTGGCTGCTCTCGCCGGCCAGCTTGAAGTGGTCGCGCGCCCAGTCGCCCAGGCGCTGTGGCGGCTCAGCCCGCAGACTCTCCAGCCCCAGGCGCACGGCAGCCTTGATGGCCTCGGCGGTTTCCGGGTGCAGGACAAGCGGCATGGTGGTCATGCGTCGGCGCCCTCTTCCATATCCTCTGGGTCTTCGTCTTGGTAGGCCAGCATGGCGTCGATGGCATCGCTGACCAGTCGCTCGGTGGATCTGATCCACTCATTGCGAGCGGCGGCGATTACCTGCTGCACGGTGGTCTTGGCTTCATCTGGCAAGTCGGGGCAGGACTTGCGCAGCGCGCCTTCGAGCTGGTCGAAGCGATCGACCACGGCGCTGCTGGCCTGACCAAGCACATCGGCCAGCAGCCCGACCGGGGCATACTCTTTGCGCGCCACGGCGTTCTTGATCGCCTGGCCTTCGCGCTGCTCGCGTGCCAGGGCGGCGCGCTCTTGCACCAGGTCGAGGCCAATCGTCTCGCCCAACCGGCCAGCAGCCTGCTCGCGCAGCCGCTCGCAGTACGCCAGTAGCATGTCGCCCGCCGACACGCCGGGCCCCAGCGCTGCGACTTTCACGAAGTCAGACACCGCCGGCTGCGAGATGCCCACCAGCTGCCCGAATGCCGCCTGGGTCATGGTCATGGACAGGTCAACCACACCCATCACATAACCCCCTTAGGAGACCTAGCGAACAGTCCGAGATCGCGGCGCGAATGACCCGCGAGGGAAACGGCCAGGAAGGACCCGCTGGCGCGGTGGTCGGTCAGGTCGAGCGCATCGGCTTCGTCGCCCATTTGTGGGCTGGCGAAGGCGCGCAC